AATAAAACTCCCAAAAACATTGTGTGATACTTCTCAAATAAGAAAGCCATTGATAATTCCTCCCCAAAATTTTCATAATATAAATCTAAATAAACTAATCTTATACGGACCACATAGAGAGAAAAAGGTAACCACTTCAGTCGTTTCCAGGCAACATATTATGTCACACAATAATCAATTAGCTACATGTATTCAAACATCTATTGATATTGATAATGTTAGAAAGATAGTGGAAACTATTACCATATTAAGCACAAATCCCTTGGTAGTATTTGATGGTGAATATATATTGTATGATGTTCGTAGTCTTAACTGCCATATACCGGTTTATTATTCCAAAGAACATAGTAAATACTATAGGCAAATATTCTCTCCAGATTATCCTTTTTTTATTCCATAAACTAATAATTATTTTATTGACAATATAGACTCAAAAAGAAACTAAATAAAATAATTATAAATGTTTACACATTCATTTCTCCAACAACCATTTCTACACCACCTCCAATATTTTTTGATGTGTTTGAAACCGAATATATTCCAGAACTACTTGGAGATTTTTGTTTTAATGGAAAAGACAATATGTTTCTTGGAGAGAACCCAGGGGAAAACGACACCATTGGGGTACTTGGTGGTGTATATGATTGTGGAGTAGATTGGTTTGATACAGATGCTAACGCAACTGTATGTTGAGTAAGTGGTGGATGTGGTGACCGAATATTCACAACAATCTTATCAAGATCATCCAGTTCTCCATCAATATTCTCATAGTTCTTGTTGAAGGGGTCCAATAATTTCTCTATAAAAGGATTTAAAGAATGTGGTGATTGACGTTTCTGGGATATTCCACAGAGCCTACCAATCCATAGTACCCATGTAGTCTGTCTTTCTGTTTCTGCATCATCCAGTTCTCTCTGTATCATTTGGTCTATAATTGAAAATGCTGATTTTAATAACAGAACTTCATTGAGAAGTCTGCGTTTGAGAGAAAACAAATAATTGATGCGTTCTTTATGTTCTGGAAGGTTTAAATCAATAGCGGAAGTTTTTTGATTGTGATTTAAAAATCGTATTTCATTTATTACTATTTTTAAATTGGAGATTGTTTTCTTTTTGTAATCATCTATTTTTTTTATAATTGAGAATATGTTTGTGTTATAAATGAGAGGATAACGAAGACGTATTACTCTTGGAATAATAAACTGATTGGTTTCTTTTATCTCACTAATTTTTTTTTCCACGTCTTTCAGTTTCTTTAACACCGTTTCTTCCAAAGTAAGATTGTTCTCATTGTAGTTCTTAAATAGTAGAATACTTCCAGACATGAATTCCACAGAATTCTGTAATTTGTCGTATTGATGTGCCGATATTTTGTGGGCTTCAGATGCTGCGTCCAATTTAAAATAATTCACAAGAGCCAACAATACAGATATTACTGCGTTCACACAGGAAATAATAAAAGGTCCATTATTATTATTCGCATTTACTGATAAGAAAGAAGAGAGAACAGTTGCAGAAGTTGATAAAATAATTGAAGGCATCATAAGTTTATTGAGCTGTTGGTCACAATAGTATTTGCTTTCCATGTAAATAATCTTGTGTCCCTTAAGATAACTGGCAAGAATATCAAGGGCAGATGAATACTTGTGGTTGATATCATTGTATTGCTTATCAAGGGTTTCTTCCAGTTGTGTGTAACTGAGCTTGTGGTAATTCTTGTCATGTTCTATAGAGCCATAACTATCGCTCAAATCACTTCCAGTGTCATGAACCACCTCAACATTATTGTTTATTATTTGATTAATTGTTTCATTCTGTGGAGATTGTGGAATATAAGCAGAATTTATTGTGTTTTCTTTTTCTCTATTTCTCTCCAATTCTTTATCTGGAATAGTATCTTTGGAAAATGTTCTAATCACTGTGTCTGCACCATCTTCTATATTATAGTCCTTCGTTTCTTCCATTTTAAAGTGTTCTGTAAATTTATCTGTGTTAATAGGCGGAGTATTCTTTACAGAAATTGGTTGAATTTGTGAAAACATGTAAGGTGTGTCTGAGGGTGTTGGTGGCAGGTTAATATCATAGGTATTATTAGGCTTTTGGATAGAAGATGACATCTTTGATGTTTTTCTGGAATCTGTTAAATTGTCTTTTTCTCTCATTTCCTTCATTTCTTTCTTTTGTTTCATTATAATTCAACGAAAGATATATGAATTATTCTGTGAATTCATTACACACTTTGCCAGTATCTAAAATTATTATATAAAATTAAACATAATGTAATAAGTATTTAAAAATAAGTATTTAAAATATATTCCATTGCCTCGCCCATTATCTAAATACTATATAATATGACCCGTTTATCTACACAAACTATAGAAATTACTATTTCAATTAGCATAATTTTTCTTATTTGTTATATTGGATATAGATGTATAAAATATCACAAACAAGATCCAATATATGCTATGGAATCTTTAGACATGAATACATCCAAAAGTAATGAAGACAGTATATACAATTTAAATGATATTGATGGATTACCATCACCTATAAATAACCCTATATATAATATTGTATTAATTGGAGATAGTATTCTAGAGAATTCTTATTATGTTTCTTCTGGAAAAAGTGTATATGACATCATTAAAAATAGTGTTCCAAAATCCACGGTCATAAAAAATCTTGCGTTTGATGGAGCAATTATAACAGAAGTGGAACCTAAAGTATATCAAATACCAATTACATATAATAAGCCAACTACTGCGTTAGTTCTATCAGTTGGTGGAAATGATTTTTTATCAGGAAACGCGTTTGATTTGATAAAACCACAATATAAAGACCTATTACAAAAAATTCGCAGTCAATTAGATAAAACAAAGATATATTTAGTGAACCTTTATAGACCACTAGACCCTTCTCTCCAAATATATAGCACAGTTGTAACTATGTGGAATTCTTTCTTGGAAGGACTTGTAAAAGAAAACTTGGCAGACGCCATTATTCCTATATCAACAGTTATTGTGGAACCCAGTGATTTAGTTTATAAAATAGAACCGTCTGAAACTGGTGGAGAGAAAATAGCACAAATGATATTACAAACTATTCAGATAGTATAATCCATTTTTTAATAACTGCCAAATTCATATAATCCATGGGGGCGAGAATGGCTCAATTTCATTACTTGAGCGATATTTGTGGAATGTAATATCAACAAATCAATAATGTCCCTGTAATAAGGTCGGAAGAGTGGTTTCTTCTTTTTCAACTCATCAAGAGAGAACCATCGCAGTTCAGCCTTTTCAAAGAACTTTTCTTTCTTATATACACTCGCGGGTAGGTGTTTCTGTAAAAACTTTTGATTACTGTTATAGTGGAATACTACTTCCTCATTGTATTCCATGGGAAGAATAAATGTTCTGTATGTTCCATATCGTTTAGTTGGTGGAATATAGTCTATCCAATATGGAGGGTTTTTTGTGGAATACTCTCTCAACATATTTACAGAGCCAAAGAATCCAGTAGTTTCTTCTGTAAATTCTCGCAAGGCAGTTTGCATATAACTCTCATTGTTATCTGTTCCACCTCCAAAATCTGCGTATCCTGGAGTAGTGGCATACTTATTTTCTCTACCAAATAAAAAACAAAGCTTTCCATTGTGAATCGCAGTAGGTAAAAATCCTCCTCCCATTATAATATAACACTCCAAAATAATGTGTGTTATATTATATGGTATTTAACACAAAATCTATAAATAACAGAACCCGAAAATATAGAGACAGTCAATTCAATAAAAATAAATCTTTATTGAAAAATAAAAACCAAAAATCAATACCTGGAATAATATCAAAAACTACTGTTAAGTCGTATCGTCCCACTATAAATAAACAATTAGTTACTCTCAAAACCCAAACAAGAAAAACAATTCATACAAAAGAGTGTAACAAAAAAAGTCCTTTCATTCTTAAAAATACTGAAGCACTTGAACTACTTATTAATGGAACCTGTTACAAGTTCTTTGAGAAACCTGCCATTGAGTTTCTCCTCTACAATCTTTCTGCCAATAAACATGTAGATGTAGATAAACTAATTACACCGAAGCAATATGATTCCAATTGTTGGTTTAATGTTATGTTTGTTACTTATTTTGTAAGTGACAAAGGACGCCAATTCTTCCACTATCTAAGACAATTAATGATTACTGGAACCCAAACAAATGGTTCTGCCATTGATCCAGAACTGTGGAAAACATTTGCCCTTCTCAATTATTTCATAGACATTAGCAACAAGGGCGACCCACAGGCAAAAAAAATAAACACAAACGCAATCATTCTTAAACTTCATCACATCATAAGTCACAAACTACACATATACGCAAAGGGAAAAGCAGGAAATCCAATTGTATATTATAATACCATTATAAACTATCTAAACAACACTGATCTGAATGTGCTATATGTAACATGTGACCCCGATTGGAAAACAAGCGTACACAGCCAACTAACTTCCTTTCTGCAAATCACAAAAGGAAGAATGCCACATATTGTTATCCTAGAATTTTCTTATAATGTCTCCAAAGAGGTTACAAAAGATCGCAGTATATTATTAACACTAAATAAAAAGAATTACAGATTGGATTCTGCTTGTATAATTGATATTGCTAGAGAACACTTTTCTTCCTGCTTAACACTTGAAGGGATGGACTATATGTATGATGGAATGAGTCATCACAGATTAATTCGCAGAGATTGGAAAAAGCTTCTTAATTCAAATGTGGAATGGTCTTTTCGTGGAAGCACGAACTATGACAATACCCTAAAGAAATGGTCTTTCCTAAATGGGTATCATTCCTTACATTACTATTTGACTTAATCTGTTAAATACTTTTATTGGGCTCTCTCCACCCTTTTCAATAATATCTTCCAACATAGTTATAAAGTTTCCAAAATACTTGTTCTTATTTTTAATATTTCTACAGAGGTTTCTATAGATATATGTGAGACCATAAATATCCCAAGTCCATACATCTCCCTCTCTATATAATCCTTCACAAATATCTTCTTTGGTTCTTCCAGTTCCCAATCTAAATAACAACTGTTCCATGGAAGGAGTAGAATAAACTCCCAGAATAGTTACCTTGTCTATTTCTCTCAACACTTTGAGATTATTCTTGTAAAGGTAAAGCCATAAAAAGAGAGAAGGGGGGAATACTTTTGGATTATCAAACCGCGTTCCAGTAAATACATCAACTAAGTCTGGAATAGAAATTCCCCATTTTATGGAGCTACGAAAGTTATTAATATATGGAGTTTTTGTATCAGCCTTAATGCAAATAGCATCTGTTGAGTGTGTAATAAATCCATTATAAAGTATATTTTCTCCATGTAATGCCTGAATGCTTTCTACCAAATGTCTATAAGTTTCAATAATCTCCAAGTAATATCTGTAAATTTGAAAATATGAGAGAAAAGGGAAATAGGATATGTGGCTTCTCTCAATAAGTATCAATCTTTTTCTAATATTAGGTTCTTCTTTTATAATAAGTCCTTCTTGTGGTGAGTTGTCCTTTACAACAGGAACATAGCTTTCTATTGGAGAAAAAAAATATTGATAATTCGGTATATTTTTTATAGATATGGACGCATTTATTTCGCGTAATAAATCATTGGAGGCTTCCAATATTTCTTTTGTTAATGGTCTATTACAGGTTACTAATCCAGTTTCTGTAGTTGATTGTGTATATTTTTTAGATGTTAGAACCACTTGAGAATTCGGGGCACACATCGGGTTGTGAACTTGCGGTTGTATCATTTGTTTGTTGTAATAATATGCGTTTTTTATTAAAGTGTTTATTCTTAAATGTCTTTTTTATTTTCACAAGTCCATTCTCTCCTTTTTCATCAATTTGTTTAATCTCTTCTTCAATCATTTCCTTGTTTAATTCGCAGAATAGATCAAACCCTTCTGATGGTTTTAAAGTATGATGAATTTCCAGAAACCCTGTAATTAGCTCCATGATAGTTGGATTAATAGATGTGTAAATTTTTCTTTTAGTTGTCTTTATCGTTGTTTCTTTTTCTTTCTTGGGATTTTTGGAGAGAGTTGACACTAGTGGTTCTTCTTCAATGGAGTCGGGGGGAGTAATTTCCAGAATTAGTTGTGTTGATTCTGTTTCTTTAGTTGAAGTTTCAATTGGTTGTTTACGAGCAAAATAGTAGCGGGCACTTTTAAAGGCTTTGGTGCGAACATTTCCAGTATATCCAATAGATTCTAGATATTCAGTTTCTTCTGTAATTTCTCTCGCAAATTTCTCTTCAAACTTTTCAAATGCTTCTTTAAAATCAAGGCAATCATCAAATTTATGAACTGTTGCAAAATAGTTAAGAATGTTTGTGAATTCTTTGCGAAAGTTAAAACGATAGACTTTATTATTCACTATGGTAGACATGTTTCAATAAGTGGTTGATTGAGCAGTTATTTATTTGGAATAAATACATCCAAATAAATCAATTTTTTAAAATCTATTTTTTTAAATCTGTAAATATGTTATTTCCTTTAAATGTATTATTTATTTTTTGAAGCAAGAGTATATGGCTGATTATGGAAAGAATAGTTTTCGGAAATATGGAGGAGTACCACATACTTTAAAAAATCATTACAGACATTCTGAGTATTCTACTGTGAATCAAAGTTTTCCAAGAACTATTGGAAAAGAGAGAAGTATACACACTTCTAACAGTAATTTGGATATTAACAATAATTCACTTATTAATGTAAATGTTATTGTATTTGAAGATGGTTCTACACTTGATGGGGTAAACAATGAAATAGTATACCCTGGAAATACTGGAGCAACTGGAGACTATGGTGCCTATGGACCTACTGGGGATGGTATCATGGGTCCAACCGGAGCGACCGGCAATACTGGAGCAACAGGTTCCACCGGCCCAACCGGTTATACTGGATATATTGGTATAACTGGCCACACAGGTCCAACTGGTTTTACTGGATGGACTGGAAACACTGGATATACTGGTTATACTGGTATTACAGGACACACAGGACCTACTGGTTATACTGGTAATACTGGTCCCACTGGAAAT